CTTTGCCGCCTTTGCCGCCGCTATTTGGCCCGCTTTTCATACCAGCAATACCTGCAGCGATTTTCTTTAACTCATTGGTTTGAGCATCATCGCGTTTTGCATCTTCTCTTCGCTGTTCAGTATCTTCTGATTCGGATTTTGGTGGTTCAACATTAGCCATTTTAGCTATATTTTCAGCCATGACAATAACATCTTTTTTCATCTCAAGTAAATGGCGCCTTGAGTTTCTAGTGTGCGCTTCTACCTGATGCAAGTGAGCTTTATTTTCTTTATTACTCTCTTGAAAAGATTGGATAAGATCTTGTAACTCAGCCATAGTTTATTTCCTTGGTGCTGGTGATTTATTTTTTTGAGCCATAGCTTCTTTACCATAGAATGCTGCAACAATAGCAGCAACTGATACAAAGTAGACTGCAGCCATATCACCTAAAATGGTTGCAGCTTTATCTAAACCAATGAGGATTGATATAACAACAAAGGCAGGATATAGTAACATACCAAACAAAGCAAACCATGCCATGTTTCTCTGTGCATCCTGCTTCTTATCTTCATTCTCCATATCACTTCTCATATCTTCTAATTCAATCATTTTCTGCTCCATCATCATTTCATCATCACTCACAACACCATCACCATCTTTATCTAAATGGTTATATTTAGAACCTGGTTGTAATTTCTTTTCTACCATTACTTTACCTTCTTGCGTTTTGGCGTGCCATTTGATCGTTTTGCTCTTCAACAAATTGTGTTAATAATGCGATGTAGATCTCTCTTTCCCACGGAATCATTGACTCAATTTCAGTTAAAGAATAGTTATGATGTTGCATCATAGCAAAGTTAGTCCGAAACATAGTCTCAAGATTATTATGAGAAAGAGCTATGCGAAAAAATCGTTGAGGCCCTCCAATGTTACGTTATTAACAGTGTTACATTTTTCACATGTAAATTCTACGTCTTCTTTTAATTTTGGAAAATTATTAAAAAATTCTTGAACTTTTGTGAATTGTTCTTTATTTAATGATTCAATAAAATCTACGAGTTCTCTTGGTGTTGATTCATTAGCTGGATAAACAGAATCAGCATCATGAATTGATTCAACAGAAGCTACGATCATGCCAATAGCGATATCAATAGCCGCTTCTGGTTTAGATGCTTTAAGAATATCTTCAACTCGCATAACTGTAGGATACCTAAGCGAAACACCTACTGTATCAGTAATCTGTACAACTGCGGCCGCTTGAGGATCACCTTGTAATTCTACTGCAGCTAAGTTAACATCAACTGGGTTGTCATGCTTACATTCTTCATTTGAACATTTTATAGAAACCTTTGCGTTTTCACCTACAGAAGCTGCTCTTAGTTTTAGAAAGATTAATTCTAAATCAAACATAGCTAATGTTTTAACATCAACTTCTTTAAACGTACAAACTTCTACAATGTCTCTCATTGCATTTGAAATTTGCTGAGCATCGTCTGATTCTAAAGCAGTTAAAAGTACCTTTTCTTCCCTTACGACAAAAGGGCGATACTTAATTTGTTGTCCCGTTGAAGGGATCGTCATATCGTATTTAATAAGATTTAGCTGTGGCAGTGCCATCATTCACTCCTTGTTATAATTAACCAAATAATTTATTGGCCGCAATTCCGACTAGTGTACCAACCAGACTTGCTTGATCACCCCACTCATCATAAGCCATACCGACTGTGATTCGTGAAATCGTGTTTTCATTCGCGTTAGATAATTCTACAGCTGAGACAGAAACTGGAAACGCATTTTTCAAAGTACATGTATAATTAGGTATGTTATTTGAATCCAATTGCTGAATGATTACATCTGAAACATAATCATCTCTGTAATTTAATGTACCCTTTGCAGTATCTATAATAGATGCTTGCCAAGAATCCATGACTTCTTTTAAGTAGTAATCACCCGTAAGTAAAAACGTAAAAGATACGTCATCATTAATATAACCATAAGGCTTCTTAATTGCTTTTAATCTTGTGATGTGTTCTGCCGTAGTAATCTGACGACCAGGCAATGAACAACTTTCACATAAGAGAGAAATATCTCTTGGATCATTAATAAGTGACATAGGATTAAATCCGCTGCCACTTGCTATATTTGAAAGAATAGTTCCAGGATTAATAGAAATAAGTGGTAGGTTCATGTATATTGCAAACCTATTAGATTTAGATACTCCACCGCGCTTACCAATGGTACTTTTGAGTGTATCAATACTTGCTGGTAATGCCATTAAGCGCTCCTTACCGTTTTCCTAGAATCTTTATAGATTGCACCTGCTTTTGACTTCTTAAATCTTTGAGTCTGCATGAACATAGCTATTTCCCACTCAGGTGGTTCAACTTTTACTATTCTAGATTCTACATGGTTTGTTAAATAGTGTTTGAAACAAGGCTTAAAATAACGCAACTTACGAACACTTTGTAATATTCTATATCTGGCTTTGAAACGTGTACTTTCATCATAACGATTATTTGTAAGTGTCAATGCATCAAATAATTTAGCTCTTAATACTGGAGGAAGATAATGTAAGTTTAAACCATAGAATCCACCAGGAGCTTTTTCAACCATAATAATAAGAGGGAACGTATCGTAATACGGTAATGTTTCTTTATGTTTTGGATCATAGAAAAACATATACATATCACCCATACGTGGGCGAGTAACACGAGTCACTGCACTGTCTCTCAATAGAGTTTGTCTATTGATGTTCCTTATATTACGAAGCTTATCACGGAACCAATCCTGAGACTCTTCTGACCTAGGTTGTATTCCAGCTCTAAAAGCTTGTAACTGTATTTTTTCAAAAAATGAATCTGCCATACCTTTATTTATACCTTATCCTTTGAGGATTTTAATGCCTAATTGCTTCAAAGTGTCTTCATGCCATATTGCAAATCTATATCCACGGGCATCAGCCCATTTACTAGCTGCTTCCCATTTAGATTGATTCTTTATATAGGTCATCACCTCATTAAGATATCGCTTTGTTTTTCTAGATGGTTTTACTGGAGGTTGACACTGTTTCTTTGGTTTAATTTCTATTAGCCATTTTTGACCTACAGCATCTTTGAAATAAATATCAATGAAGTAACGGTGCATACGTTTATCTGTTCCACAACGATATGGGATAACATATTCTTCAGAGCTCCATTCAGAAACATCTGATTTATTATCCAAGAATTTGAATACCGCTCTTTCCCAAGAAGATCTGTATACTACTTTTTTATGATCTCCCTTGTATTTGGAGATATTCTTTACCTTATAACGGCCTTTATAAGTCATATAAATAATCGTATACAGTAATATGTAATAGGTTTAAAGACAATGACAACAAAATATGTGTATCCTCAAGGTTTAGCTGAACAACATCCTGTTCAGTGTAGAATTTCTATTCATAAACGCCTCAACAAAATGCAAGCTGTTATGGCGGCTGGAGCTGATGTCCCAAATATAAAATCTGTAAGTAAAGCACTTGGTACATTAGCAGACGGCGGAAATCAAATAGTAAATAGACAAATCATTGATACTAACTCATCAGCTGTCGCTCAAATCTATTTATATGCTCCTGCGGGTATTCAGTTTTCAGATGGATTGGCCTATGATAATGCTGAAATGTCTGCAATAGTAAGCGCTCTTCAATCTGGAGCAGATGCATCAAAAAGTGGTGTTTCTCAAACGGTAGATACTTTAACTGGAGCTGGTATCGCTGCCGGCACTAGTAATGTAAGAAAATCTGGTATTGGTCAGCAAGCTCAGCTTAATCTTGGTGTTGTAAGAAACCCTAGGTTGGAAATGCTATTCAGAGCTCCAGCGCTTAGACAATTATCACTTACTTGGAAATTTATGCCGTCAAATGCATCTGAATCTGCTGTTGTTGAGGGTTTAATTAAAGTGATTAGAGCTCATGCTCACCCGGAGATAAGTCAAGGTGGATTTAATTTTACCTTTCCAGACGTGTTTAAAGTAGATTTTATTACAAGAGGAGGTGGCAAAGCTAAAATGATACCATTCTCTCATGCGTATTGCACAGCAATATCAGTTAATTATGGCGGTTCTGGTCCAGCATTCTTTGGAGATGGTGCACCAGCCGAAATTGATCTTACTTTGTCTCTTCAAGAAACAAAGGTACTCAGCCGTAAAGATATTCTAAACACAGTAGGTAGCTTTTCTGGCGGACCGTCTGGTCCAGCTGGTAGCCAAATGAATCCTGCTGATGAAGAATACTTTGGTGGCGGCACATAAGTTAAAGGTTCTAATATGAAATATTTTAAGTACTTCCCAAAAATTCAGTATGATTTAGATGCTAGTGGCGAAACTAAAGAAATTGTAGATAGTTTTCGTTTTGCAAAAATCATTAATGGTATAAAAGACGATATTACTTTTTATCGCTTTTATGATATACCGGATGGTGAGAGACCAGACCATACATCTTACACTTTATATAAGACACCAGATTATTATTGGTCTTTCTTTGTAGCTAACCCTAGACTAAAAAGTTTAGAAGATTGGCCTTTAGCTCAGGCAGATTTAACTAAAAAATTATCTCATGATTATACTGGTAATGTTATAAACATTTCTACATTTGATTTTTTTAATAAGTTTGAAAATGGAGAAACAGTAAATGGTCTAGTATCAGGAGCAACTGCAGTTGTAAGTGGTAAGAATACATCTCTAGGTTGGGTATCAATTGGTACTATTACTGGTACTTTTCAAAATGGAGAGATTATTCAAGGACAAACATCAGGAGATACTGCCACTATTTCAGGAGTAGCTACTAGATTAAATGCAGCTCATCATTATGAAAAAGATGAATTAGTAGTTCCACGTGGAACTGCAGGATCAGCAATGGTCACTAATCTAGAACACGAGCTTAAAGTAAATGAAACAAAGAAAAAAATTAAAGTAATTCGTCCTGAGCTTATTGAAGATGTTGCACGCCAATTTCGAAGAGTAGTCAATGGTTGATTTTAGTAGTCCACAAGATGCAGAACTCATCAATATCAAAATATCTAAAGGTATTGGAAAAAGTTTAGATATTACAGATCTTTGTGGTGAGTTTAATATATACGAAGAATTAGGTCAGCCAGTGCTTTTAGCTGACATTGGAATAGCTGATTCTGTAGGTCTTTTATCTAGCTTTCCAATAACAGGACAAGAGACACTTACATGCACTCTTCAAAAGGGTGAGATAATGTATGATATGACTTGGAAAGTTATTGACGTAGTTGGTATAGAAGCTGTTGGCCAGCAAAGTTATACCTATACTTTAGATTTAGTAGAAGGTGCATATTTTAATAATCTTACTTCGCTAGTTTCTCAAGCTTATGAAGGTAATATTACTGATATTATCGACTCAATTTATACTGATTATCTAAAAACAGAATTAAATTATAAAGATGACTCAATTGGTAAATACAAATGCGTTATTCCTAATTGGAGTCCTTATAGAACTATTAAATGGTTAATGTCTAGAGCTAAAGACAAAAATAATAAACCACTAGTTGTTACTAATACTTTTAAGAACGGAACTAGTATTCTCTCTTTTGATACTATTTTTTCTAGACAAATAATGGAAGAATTTACATACCATAAACAAAGTGCACAAGATGGCAAATTATATAATTATCAGGATATTGCTCAGACACCTTTAGCTTTTAATAATGTAACCAATGGCCAAGTAACTCATCAGTTAAAGAATGGTGCATTTGGATCTACTTATATGAGCATAGATACTACAAATAAATCAGCCGATACATTTGAATTTGACGTATTAGAATATTATGATGATATGCCTAAGCTTCAAAAAAATATAGTTCTTGATGCTGAAAATAAATGGAATGATAAACCTCTCAATGAATATTCTAAAACTGTTCAAAGTGTAAAGTTTCAAAGTGGTGAAAATTTTGGTCCATCTCACTTAAACTATGAAGGTAACACAAATAATTTTTTACCTTTCTTTAATAATATGAATAGAATGCTAGAATCTTTTAAGTATAACTTAGTTGTGAATGGACGTAATGATATTGAGGTTGGTTCTCTTATTACTTTAAAGTTTCCCTCAAATCGGCCTTTCAATGAAGAAGATCCTGAATCTGGACTTGATAAGAAAAGAAGTGGTACATTTCTAGTAACTAAATGCCGACACAAAATAGATGATCGTGATAAATATACATTAGTTATTGAAGCAGTAAGTGACGGACTTGGAGAAGAATATAATGCCTAGTATGAATTATTTTATTGGTGTAGTTGAAGATCGAAGAGATCCTAAAAATATGGGCCGTGTTAGAGTTCGTGTATACGGTGATCATGATGCTGATAAAACTAAAATTCCTACAAGATCTTTACCTTGGTCTCAAGTAATGATGCCAGTTACTTCAGCTGCTTGTGGTGGTGTTGGCGAAAGTGCAACTGGTATTGTTCAGGGTTCTTGGGTTGTTGGATTCTATATGGATGGAACATCTAAACAAAACCCTATGGTAATGGGAACTATTGTTGGTTCAGCCGGTGCAGATGCTTTACCAGATCAGGGATTTTCTGATCCAGCAGGTAGACATCCTATGAGAAGTGAAGGACCAGATACTTCATATAGTGCTATAGGCGGTATGTATGAAACAACAGGCCCTTATATTCAAAAAGTAGATTTAAGACAAGAAAAAATAGAAACTGGTGCACCAGAAAAAGTTACTCAAGTAGTTCAAGATGAAGCTGATTCTTACTATGCTAGACAAACTTGGGATATGCCTAAAGTAGCAAGTGATGTATTTCCATCTTATCCGTTCAATAAAGTTGTAGAAACAGAAGGTGGTCACTTATTTGAAATTGATGACACACCTGGTAATGAAAGATTTTCTAGGTTTCATAAGTCTGGAACAAATGAAGAATTTCAACAGAACGGAAGCAAAACACTTACGGTTGTGGGATCTAATTATACTGTAGTTTATGGTAGTGATAATATCTATATCAAAGGTAATGCAAATATTACTATTGATGGTGATTTACGGC